TCACGAGAAGATTACACAGATTGGAATTATTCTAGCACAACGAATACCGCTGGTTTTCTTGATCTTACTGTAAAAACTCCGTTGCTTCGTGGGATAAAAGTCAAAGAAGGTATTCTTATATTTTCTATGACGGACATTTATCTCGCGTCGTATGTCGGAACGCCGTACATTTATGGGTTTCAACGGTTGTCTGACACCGAAATGTTCCATCCTGACGGCATCGCAACGTTTAATGGCAAAGCCGTTTGGCTTTCGCGGCTTGGGTTCCAGATTTATTCCGGTGGATTTGTGCAACCGCTTGATTGCCCGATCCTGAACGATATAATGTCAGAAATGGACCCGAATTATGGTCCATTCCGTATGCACGCTGCGCATAACGGCGTCTACCCAGAAATCTGGTTTTTTTACGCAACAACCGGTAATACCGAAGCCAACCGTTACGTGATTTGGAATTATCAAGAGAACTGGTGGGCATGGGGGTATATGTCACGAAGCGCGATGGCTGCTGCCGACGTGTACAAGTACCCGTACATGGGCGGTGCAGATGGCAACATGTATCAGCACGAAATTGGTTATACCGATTCCGGCGTTTCCCGCGTGGGGCAAGTTTACGCCGAAACGGGTGCGTTGGGCCTTGGAAACGGCGATAAAACCGTGGAAGTACGGCAGGTTATTCCTGCTACCGGAACTGGCTACGGTAACCTAAATGTGACGTTCTATTCGCATATGACGCCAGAAGGCACGGAACGCACATTTGGGCCTTACGCTCCGCGCTCCAATGGTTATACCGACGTGCGGGTAAGCGGGCGTGAAGCACGGATTCGGTTCGGTGCGTCACAGGATGCGGACTTTGGTATCGGCAAGGTTCGGTTAGACGTGTCGGAGGGGTCTGAACGATGAACATACAGTTCCCGATCCCACCGGGTTCCATCACGCAAGCGTTTATTATCCAAGTTCTTGACATCATTCGACGGACATTTTTGTCCGTGATTTCCAAGGACCAATCTACACCAAGAATCCTTTTATCCTCCCCAAATGGCAGCGTATACGAAGTTACCGTATCAGACATAGGGGTAGTTACAACGGCGTTGAATAGTGGTAAAACAAGAGACATCTGACGGTCTACCACCGGACGAAATCATTCGGCGCATCGAAAAGGCGCTGGCCCACGGAAATAATACGCATACGTGGGAAGACGTCCGACAAGGTTTGCTGGAAGGTTCTTACCAAATCTTTTGGAATAACTGGGGCGTCTGCGTAACCGAGATCGTGCAAGCGCCTCAGAAACGGTACTTGCATTGTTTTATTGTTGCGGGCGAATTGCCGGGCGTCATGGACCTGCAAGATGAAGTCATAAGACATGCGCTTACGAATACCTGCGCATATATGACGACTGTCGGACGCTTTGGGTGGACAAAAGTCCTTCCGAAGTACGGATGGAAGAAATCAAAAGTGGTCATGCAGTATGACCTTGAAGGAATGTTCTGATGGGCAAATCTAGTGGTGGCGCTACGCAAACGGTTTCAAACAAGACCGAATATCCTGATTGGGTAAACAACGCTGCGCAGAAGAATTTGAACGCTTCCTATCAGGTTGCGGGCAATTTGATGGGTCCGTATAGCGGGCAGCGTGTGGCTGATATGACGCCAACGCAGCTATCGGACATCAACGCCGTGCAGCAAAACGTTGGTTCGACCAACCCTGCGTTCGCCTACGCCCAAGGCACCGCTGCGGATTTGACTGGTTATCAGCCCGCGCAAGTTAACGCGGGAAACTTGACCAATACCGATCTAAGCGGGTACATGAACCCCTTTACGCAAAACGTAATTAATTCGGGGTTGCAGTCACTTGATATCCAGCGCCAACAAGCACTTAATCAAGTCGGCGATCAGGCGCTTCGTACAGGTGCTTTTGGCGGTTCCCGTCAAGGTATTTCCGAAGGTGTTACCAACGCGGGAAGTGCCATGCAGGCGGGCCAACTTGCGTCGGGCCTTCAAGCGCAGAACTTTGCGCAAGCGCAGCAAGCAGCACAAAACGACATCAACCGAAACCTTCAGGCGCAGTTGGCAAATCAGCAAGCGGGTATATCGGGTGCGGGGCTTAATTTGCAAGCTGCGAATAATCTTGGTAGTTTAGCCGCGCAAGGACAGAACAGTTTCTTGCAGGGGGCGGCGGCAGGTCTTACGGGTCAAGAGGCACTTCAAGCGCAGCAGCAAGCGCAATTGGATGCAGCCAAACAGTATTATACCGAACAGCAGCAGTTCCCAATCCAACAGTTGCAGATTCCCCTGCAAGCCCTTGGAGCAACTCCTTATGGCGGTACTACTACGCAAACGTCGCCGGGACCGACCTCGAACCTTGGCTTATCAGGGCTCGGCGGTGCTTTGGCCGGTGCTCGAATTGGTTCAATGTTGTTGCCGGGTGTTGGCACTGGCGTCGGTGCTCTTGGTGGCGGACTCTTGGGATTGTTGGGCAACGGCTAAAATGAATATTCAAGAACTCATTCGTAAACAAGCTATTGCAAAAGGTGTCGATCCCGACGCCGCGATAGCTATTGCCAAAATTGAATCTGGATTTGATCCGCTTTCCAATAAAGATTCCGCAAGTCAACATAAAGGTTTGTATCAGTTAGGTACAAATGAATGGTCTAAATATGGTAAAGGGGATGTATACGACCCAACTGCCAACACAAATGCTTTTTTGGACCTTTACAAAAACAATACAGGTACATTGGCAAGCACTCTGGGCCGTGAACCAACAGCAGCAGAAGCATATTTGGCGCATCAACAAGGCGCGGCAGGTGCGGGCGCGTTGTTGACGAACCCAGACAAAAATGCAGTTGAAGTGCTTACGCCTTACTATCCTAATAAGCGCGTTGCTGCGAATGTAATTTCTGGTAACGGTGGCGATCCAAATGCTAAGGCATCTGATTTCGTTAACTTATGGAACTCAAAATACGGTAGCGCAATTGGTAATGGCCCTGCTACTTCTTACAGGGAAGCAGGTGGTACCAATACGGACGGTCCTGCAACCGCCCCTACAACTGATGGCCTTTTATCGCAAATGGACAAACGCGACCCTTCCTTGGAAATGGGTTTTGGCCTTTTGGCAAATGCCAATCGCGCCGCGCCACAAACGCAAATGCTTCAACCTTTTACACGTCGCCCGCAACCTTTTTCCGGCTTTAGCTTTTTGGGATAATACATGTATCCTTATGACATAGACCCCCGCGAATATGTTCGGCAGGCGTTGGCGATGCAAACGCCGACTGTACCGTCTGGCGCATTTTTGCCGCAAATGACCCCTGCGTCGCGTGGGTATTATGGCCCAACACATCAAGCTCTTTCGGATACTTTAAAAGCCGCTTTGGCAAAACAAGCGTCTAACGCCGGAATCTTTGTACCCCCACCTGCGGATAATACCGGTGGACTTTTGTCACCGGCTACACCCGCTGCATCATTCTTTCGAATGCCTTCCGACTTTTCAAATCCAACGTATGTCCCACCGACTTCTTCCACAACGCTCGCCCCATCAATAAACGTAAGCAATACCGCGCAAACTTCTTCAGGCGGCGGGCACAACGCGCCGGAACAACCTACTTATTCGCCAGACTTTACCCGCAGCAATGGGCCGGTAGGTACGGCAAATGGGTTTACGGGGCCATATAGCAATGGTGGCGGGCCGGGCAATAGTTTTGTCGATGGAACTTTTCTTGGGGGTGTTGGCAATTTTATCAACAGCTTATTTAATCCTGCTCCAACGCCTTCATCAATTGACGCAATAGGATTGGATCGTAAGACCGCTGCCGAAGCTTCCGAGCCAACTTACCGTTTGTCATCAAGTGACCTTATGGGTGGTTTAGGACCGCAAACATCAATTACCGGAACACCTTTATCCGCGCCTAATACGTATGATAGTCAAACGCTCAACGGAATGTTGTCGGCGAATTATGAACCAGTAACGGGATATGATAGCGGATTTTCTCGGCTTTCGTCTGCGGACCTTGCGGCGTCTATTGATGGCAAATCGCAAGATCGACTTTCTTCGCCTGAAACGCAACAAGCAAACTCTGCGTCTGCGCGGCAACAAGCCGAACGCGCCGCCGCGCAAGAGGCGGCAAATCTTGAAGCATTGCGTCAATTAGATGCGCAGCAAATGGCGGATCGCAATCATGGCGGATATTCGGGTATGGAACACAGCCCTGATAGTGGTTACGGCGCAAATAATGGCGGCATAAGTACAGGTGGTGAAAGCGCGTCGGAACGCGGCGGCGGCGCATGGCGGATGGGTGGCCCCGTGCCAAAACACGGCAATGGCCCCCCACAAGCCGTGCACGGGACAGTGCATGAAGGCGAGTATGTAATCCGTCCCGAAAGTGTTAAAGTGCTTCCGCCCGGTTTGCTTAGTGCTTTGAATGATATTTACAAAAGCCCCAATCCAAAAAAGACATTGCGTGGGTTATTAGGTTAAGGAAAATAGACATGGGATTCTTTGATTTTATGAACGCGCCGCAAGACCCGCAAGGGATGGACCCCAATTATGGCGTGTCCAACCAGCAGATGTATGACGCCCGAATGGATTCAATTGGATCGCTCGGTGCGTTATTGCTTGCGTCTGGGCAACGGTTAATGCCAAACGAACGTGCGCAGATGCTGGCAAAGATTGGTTCAATACCCGGTCAAATGAACCAACAACTCGATACAATGTCCCAAGCTCAATTACGGTCAGCGCAAGCAAGAGCCGCGCAGCAGCAACTTTTAATGCAGCAAAATATTATGAGACAACTAGGTGTGGATATGGGCGGTGGTCAGCCTGCGCCGACTGCACCTGCCGTACCTTCCGCTGGGGCTGTACCTTCCGCTGGTGCTGCAATTGGCGCAAGCGCCGCGCCAATGACCCCCGCACAAACGACACTTGCTACGCCTAATACTGCTCCAAACGCGCCTGTATCACAATCTGTTTTGGCGTCAATGGACCCACAAGCACGAGCGTTGTTGCTTTTGGGTGCGGCGGGCAAACCAGAAGAAGCGGCTAAAACAATTATTAGCGCAACTCAAACGGCGAATGAGCCTACGTCATTTGATATAACGGACCCGCAAGGGCGCGTACGCACCGTGCAAACAACAAAAGGTCAAGCCCCAGCGTTGATGCAAAAGTATCAGACTTCTGGTTTTACATTAGGCAAACCTGTTCTTAATGAAGAACAAAATACTCGTTTAAAAGCTCTTGGCGAGCAATCGACCGCAATTGAAACGGCGGCTAATGACGCACAAGACCTTAACGCACGTTTGACTAATATGGATGTTGCTCGTGCTGGATTTGCGCCGGGCAAAGGCGCAAAGCAATATTATGATGCGGCTGCATGGCTTAATTCGTACCTTCCCGGTAGTTTCTTGCCCGAAAATATGGCTGAAGATAAAGTTGCAAGTTATCAAGATTTTTCAAAACTTGCGACGCAATATGCTACCGAACAAGCGCGTAAACTTGGAGCGCGAGAAGCGGCCAGCGTTGTACAAATGATGGTGCAAGCAAACCCTAATGCCGAAATGACGCCGCAAGCGTTGCAGGATATTACAAATGGGCTTCGCGCACAAAACGATTTTGTGATTGCTAAAGCAGATGCGAAGAAAACTTATATGGACGATAAAGGTTCTTTAGAAGGTTTCGACACATATTGGCGTAAAGCTGCGCGGCCAGAACAATTTATGTTGAAATATCTTTCACCTGAACGAATCGCCGCTCTTCCAACACCCGTGCTTAAACAATTGATGGGGCAGTAATGGCTACCTTAGAAGATATCCAAGCTGAACTCGCACGTAGACAAGGTATTTCGGGCGCGGCTCCGAATGCTCCGGCTGCTTCAATCCCCGCCACCGCTGCGCCGAGTGGCGTAACTGCAAATGATATTTCCGCTGAATTGGCACGTCGCAGCAATCCCCCACCCGCTGCGCCAGCAGAAGAGCCTACTAGCCGTGCAGGTCTAGCAGCGCGAGTAGGTATTCAAGGCGCGACTGGGGCGGTATTGGGCTTACCAGCATTGGCGATGGACGCGATTGGTGGTCCAATAAATTTAATGTATCGCGGCCAAAATTATTTGACAAACAAAATTAACCAAGCCGCTGGTACAAATATTCCAATGGCTCGCGAAATTCCATCACAACTTCAAGCCGCACAAGATATTGGAACGG